TGGTGCTGCGAACAGGGGTATGGACGAACGAATCCTTCAGGCGGCTTATGCCATCGCCTATAAGGGTAAAGATGGCGATGAACCCGTCAATTACTACGATGTCGGCGAATGTCGTCTTATTGACAGCGCTGGCACAGTAATTGCGGCAGGCAGCGATTTCAGCACTGCGGGAACGGAGTCCACTGGACTTACTCTTGCGAAGATTGCCTTGATTGGCTCGTTAATGGATAATGCGAGCGTTCCGCAAAATGACAGATACATTGTCGCCAATACAGACCAGAAGTGGTATCTCCTGGGTTCAACGAAGGCCACCAGCACTGATTACGCCGGTGTTAAGGCGCTTGTTAATGGTCAAATTGATACCTTTATGGGATTTACTTTCAAATGGCTGCCTTCAGACAGGTTCACTGCAAACTCGACTTACACCACCTGTCCGGCGTGGAACTGTGTTGCTTATCAAAAGAGTGCTATGCTAATGACTTTGGGCAAGGACATTATAACGAGCGTTGATGTAGTTCCCACAAAGACAAACAGCGTTCTTGCACAAGCCGAAATGTTTATCGGCTCAGTCAGATTGCAGGGGCCTGGCGTTGTTTTAATCCCGCTTCTGAAGTCGCCGACGCCGATTTTCAACCTGTCGTAATTGTTTTGAACAAAAATTGAAATTCCTTTTTTAAGGAGAATTTATATGGCAACAGAATTAACGCCTTCAAGGTTGAGTTTGAGTCTCGATATGGAACTTGCAGGCAGGCCGATTGATAATGGTCTTTACAAACAAACCGATGACCAGTTGTTTTACTACGGCAAACGTATGCTTACTTTCGACGGTCGTGTTTTCAAGTATGGCAATTCAGGCGGTGTTCTCGACAATGATTTGGGTGTAGGTGCTGCCGAAGATGAAGTTCAGACTTACGGCACTTTAGATGCAACTTCAAATGTAGCCATTGGCAGCGCACAACTTCGAGTAAATGGCGGAACGCACGCCGCACTTGCCAAGGATGAGTTGATTGGCGGATTTATTTTAATGTATACCGCCAACAACCAAATCAGATACATTGTCGGCAATGATGCTGCTGAGGCGAATGCTGATTTTACTGTTTATTTGGATGCGCCGACTTCCGTTCTTCTTGTTGCTGCTTCTACTGGTGTTGAAGTTTTCTACAACCCTTATGCCAAATTGGTTGCAACGGGGGCTGATGGTAATAACATTCTTACGTCGAAGTTGGGAATACCTGCGACAAAAATTACTGCCGCCAGCAAGAAATTTTGGCTTCAGACTTGGGGATTGTGCTGGGTCCCTCCGCAAATTGTCAATTTTCAAGGAGCTACTTATTATCGTGCAGGATACTGGAGGCACGATGGTTCTATTGATGTTGCTCCTACGGCTGGTCTTGTATCTTCACAATATGCAGGTTACTTCGTGAATGAAGGTCTTACAACGGGGCCGTTGTTCTACTTGATGTGCAGCACGTAAAATGCAAAAAGGTGGCGAACTAATTCCTGATTATGTATCAGAAAACGATGTTCGTGATGAAGCAAATAAGCGAGCAGCCAGAGCGGGCTATTGCTCCCGCTCTGGCGAGCCGCTTGGCCGCACGAAGGTTATGGTTACTGCAAATTTCGGCGAAAGAAGATTGAACATTTGGCCGAGAGATAAAAACGGAAATCTGATAGGAGATTGAATATGTCTCTGACCGCAGATGAAATTGTAATTTGCAACCAATCGCTCTTTCGCATTGGTGTTAAAAGTTTTGCCTACGCAACGCAGACGACTATAAATGTAAATGAAGCCGAGAAATGCGAAACTTTTTATGCGCAAACAAGAGATGCTTTGCAACGCAGTTTCGATTGGCCGTTTGCCTCCGAAAGGGTTGCACTCGATATTGTCAAAACGCTTACCCTTGACGCTTCGCCATATCCTTCGGCGTGGGAAGTGGACGATGTTATAACAGGTCTTTCGTCTTACACGACAGCCACGGTAGTTTCCGTTACAAGCGATGTGGAATACGAAATAGCGTATATATCCGGTGATTTTACGGATGGTGAAACGATAACCGATGGCGATGTTGAAGCGGTTACTTGGGAAGGAATACCGCTCACTTACGAAGACGAAACCGTGCTTTGGTATGATACTGGCAACGATGTAAAATGCGGCACGGGATACCCAGTAGTTGAAAATTCAACGCCTGATTTTGAGTGGGATTATAAATTCAAACTTCCTTCTGATTTCCTGCGGGTTAAATCGGATTATACGGCGGACGATACCGTTACCGTTAATGAAAGGTTCGCCATAGAAGAAAAATATCTTCTAACCGACGATGATGAAGCGGAAATAAAGTATATCAAGAAAATCACAGACCCCGCCGAGTTCGACCCTTTATTTACGGAACTGTTTATTTTGACTCTTGCCAAGAAGTTGATACCCGCTCTGGCGGGAACTAAAAATCCAGAACTGGTTCAGGACGTAAATAGAGATTTGGCGACAGTAACGGCAAGAGCAAGGACTGTATGTGGTGCAGAAACAAATACGACTGGCAGAAGCGACTGGAATCTTGCACGATTTGGTTCAGGAAAAGTTTAATTTTAAGGAGAAATAAATGTCAGTAGATTTGAAGGAAAAAAGCCGCTTATTATCAACAACGACCTTTGGCGTGCAAACTGCGGCAGCGATAACGCTTTGGACTGTCCCAGCAGGGAAAAGATGCGTTCTCGACAGCGCTATAATTGTTTGTGGTTCTGCGGCAAGCACAACTGCGAAACTTACGATTGGTCAATCAGGTTCTGCGGCAGATTTTTTGGCCGAAAATACAATGACTAATCTGGCGGCTCAATATGATGCCGTTATTTGTCGGCCTATTCCGGCTACAACACCATTGAAATCCAAATCATACGCAGCGGGAACTGTTATTCAGGTTACCATTACGACCGCAGATGTAGATGGTTCGACCGACTGTAAATTATTGCTATTTGGGACACTCTACTAATGTCCAGGGTTAAGCTCGGTTATGCGACCGGCTATAACCTCGTTTTTGCCGCATTTCAACCCGATGGGACTGGACGGGGTGAAGCCAATCAGACATTGCCTGAAATAAGGCCGACCGGATTCTATACAACCACATCCGCCGTTGACCTTGTAGATGGTGATGTGGTTTTAGTTTATAACCTTGAAACAGTAACTTGGGAAGGCGAAACAGTAGTATGTCTGGCTTATGAAAGTGTTTTCTGGGAAGGCGAACAGGTCTATTGGGAAGGCGAAACTGTAATTGATTATGACAGCACTACCAATGATATAGTTACTTGGGTTGGAGAAACAGTAGGCAGCGGAGAATATGTTTTCACAACCGGTAATGTTACGACCATTGTGGAAAATACTGAAACACTGATTGTCGAGGCGCAACGGGTTCAGACTACTGTGGATGAAACCCAACCAGCGAAACAAGTGGTTATATTAAAGAATATATAATGGCAAATTTATTTAGCACAGTTTGTTCCTGGTGCCGTAAGCGCTTCTTGCGGCGTCCAACCATAATGATAAACTCTATTGCCGTAAGTAGCCCTTGTCATCTTGAAGATTGTCAACCACTCACTCAAGGTTCTTGTGATTTCGCCAATAGTAATTTGTTTGTTACTTCGAGAGTTAAGTGCCTGTTCTTGTCGTGTAGCCCATCGGCAATTTTTAGGACAATAATTTCCATTGTTATCAATCCGCTCTATCGTAAGATTGTCTGCATATCCCTTTTTCATATCATTGCAAAATTGTTCAAAAGAGTTTCTCCACGAGGAACAAACCGTAATTCCCCGTCTGCCATAGTTTTTGTATGCTATATTTTTCTTATTATAACAGCGAGCTTTTATAGCACCCCAAATTCCATAGATTTTAGTTTTGGACAAGTTGTGGGTAGTAAGGCGTTTGACGGCCTTATCTCTGCTCAAACATCCACAACTTTTACTTCTACCATTTACAAGGTCGTGTCCAATAACAATGCGGGTTTCCCCACAATCGCAGGCGCAAAAGAAAAGAAATTGCCCATATTTACTTATTCCCGCCGATTGCTTGACTATCCATCGACCGAACCGTTTGCCGATAACGTCAGCTTTCGATACTGTTCTTTTACGTCCGCTCATATAGATACTTGGAATTATAACATAAATATAAAAAGGTGTCAAGTGTGAACATTCCCATCCTAACATTTAATTCTGGCGAAATGACTCCCAAGGCTGATTGTCGAAGCGATGTGGAAAAATACCGCAGTGGTTGCCGACATCTTGAAAACTTTTTGCCTTTAATATATGGCTGTGTCGAACGCCGTCCAGGTTTGTATTATATCACACCCGCCTATGGTGCTACGCAGATAGTCCGAATGATTTCCTTTACTGCTCCTTTGGACAAAGACTACATTTTAGAGTTCGGCAATAAGTATATCAGGACATTTTACGCCGATACAGTTATTACAACGATTTCATCGCCATATTTACAGGAGGATTTGTTTCAACTGCAATACACGCAGGTCGGCGATGTGATGTGGATTGTCCACCCAGATTATCCGCAGGCAAAATTATCAAGAACAAGTGCAACGACTTTTTCACTCGATGAGATACCATTTCTTAATGGCCCCTTTCTTTTAAGAAATGATTTGATTGACCCAAGCGTAACCGATGCAGCGACTATGGCTTGCTCTAAAATGCTCGTAGGTGAGTCAGGGACGCTTACCTGCACTGGCGAGGTTTTCGACGATTTGCACGTTGGGGCTTTATTCAAACTGATTCATCCGAGAACAAATACGGCAGTATCGTTATCTGCCGCAGGAACAAGCGATGCTCTTGATGTAAAAGGCACATTTTCGTTTAACACGCACGGAACTTGGACAGGAACGGTAATCCTTCAAAGACGGGAAAACTCAACTTCTGCTGATGATTGGGAAGATTACAGAACTTATCCAGGCAAAGCTGATAGAAACGTCCAACTTTCTTCAACAGAAGACGTGGATAATGTAGAATACCGCATTTATGCCGAAGGCGTAACTGGAACATTCGGTGCGGATATTACTGTCAACGAAAGCACGCAGGAAGGCATCGTCCAAATAACTGCTGTGGGAACTTCCGTAAGCGCCACCGTTACAGTTATAACTGAGCTTGCCTCTACAAACGCAACAAAAAGGTGGGCGGAAGGTGCTTGGAGTGATTACAGGGGCTATCCGACATCTGTTACTTTTTTTGGTGATAGGTGTATTTATGCCGGAGGGTCTGATGTTATGAACGCAGATGAGCAGATTATCACTTTGGGAGACCCGTTGATTGTGCATACTGCCGTTGAATTGATTGGTGGACAAGGTTATTTAAGCGTTTGGGGATTGACAGATGTTGGTGATGGAACTTTTGTAGATTATCAAACAAACGGACTTGATATAGATATGGGAACATCAGGCGGTGGGGATGCTGTATCTGATGGAACATATATATATTATTCGGATGACAATTATCTTTATAAGATTGACAGAAATTTCGATGCCGTTACGTCTTGGGGAACAAATGGAAGAATAGCATTTTCCGGAATAGCATCAAAGAAAGCTTGTCATCATCCTACCGGCAATGTTGTAATTGCGGCAACAACGTCTTCGGTTAAATTGCTTAATTCGGATGGAACAGTTCTCTGGACGGCAACTTTATTGCTCGCAGTAAGATGTTTGAAGTTTACTGTAGATGGCAATGTTTTGGTGGGCGTTAATACCAATTATGGAAACACTGCTGCATTTATGTTGAATCACGTTGATGGAAGTGTATTAGCCTCTTTTAATACGAATGTCAGTTCTGGAGATGTTATTTTTGATATTGTTGAAAATCCCATAAATAACAAAATAGTAATAACTTGTAAGTATAAAGGAACTTGGCAGATTGTATGTTACAAGGCGTCCGGCGGCGGAGTGGGCAATCAGGATTGGACAACTACATTGACGCCAACACCATCGGCTAACGGAACGTCATTTGTCTATTGTTCATCTTATGGTAATATATATACATCATTTCAAAATTCAAGTTATGTGCCATCTATATACAAATATAATTCAGACGGGAATCTAATTGATAGTTATAGAACTGGCACTACTAACGACCTATGTTATTGTATGACCCAGAGAGATTTAAGCACTGTTGTTGTAGGTTGCGCTGTTAATAATATTGATTCTGCCAACGAAGATGGTGCGGTTATGCACATTCAAGTATTTGATAATGACCTGAATTATCAAAGAGGATATTATTACGGCGGATATGGTTCTACCACAAAGTCTGTCAGAAGTGCGGCAATAATGCTTGATATTTAATTATGGCAATGGAACAAAGAATTTGGTTGAGCGATTAGAATCAGCCATTTGTTACATTATAGAACTTTAGGAGATTTTGTCAATGCCTAAGGAATTGACGGTATGGTTCTCGGAAGTTGGGGACTACGAGAATATGGAGGAAGGCGTGAAAGATAGTGATTCGTTTTCGCTAATTGTTCCCGCTTCCAGCGAAACAGCTTGGGTGGATTCGATAGAGTCGCTGATACTCGGCACTTTCAGCGATGAATGGACAATCGGCTCGAATAATCTCGATACCCCGATTACGCCTACGAACTTTACGGTCAAGCAGCAATCGAATTACGGTTGCAGGGACATACAGCCCCTTCAGGGTGGGGAATCTTTGCTCTTTATCGATTCTGTCGGTCGTAAAGTAAGGGAAATGACATACAGGGACACAGAGAGTAAATATGTTTCACCCGACTTAACGGCTTTGGCAGAGCATATCACTTTATCGGGAATTGTAGATATTGCCATACAGTATGCCCCTGACCAGATTTTATGGTGTGTTCTCGACGATGGCTCGCTTGTTGCTATGGTTTATGAAAGAGAGCAGGATGTCGTTGCGTGGGCAAAAATGCCCATTGATGGTTTTGTTCAATCTGTCTGTGTCGGCAGGGCAGGAGAAGAGAATGCAGTTTATCTGGCCATCACCAGAGATGAAACTGTTACTTGGGAAGATGAAATTGTAACCTATGAGGACGAAACTGTTACTTATGGAGTTGTCTATATTGAGAAAATGATGCCGAGAGTTTTCGGGGATAACATTGAGGATGCTTTTTTCGTTGATTCAGGATTGACAATAGAAAACAGTCCCGCATCGGCGACAATATCAGGTCTCGACCATCTTGTCGGAAAAACCGTAACTGTTCTCGGTGATGGCGTTGTTTATACGCCTACGGATGTTGTTGATGAAAATGGCGAAGTAACAATATCTACGGCGGTATCGAAAGCACAGGTGGGGTTAGTTTATAGGTCTAAATTAGAACCGTTAAAGCCGGTTATCAATACAGAAATGGGGACGACCGCAGCGAGTATTACTTCTGTGAAAGAAATGGGTATATCACTGTTAAATTCGGCAAACGTAAAATATGGTGCTTCCGATAATAAATTGTATGACATTGACCTTGATAATATACAATGGGTAAATTTGTCGGAGATTGAAAATCTTTTCACTGGGACGGTTGCGGTAAGCATAGACGGGGGCTTTTCCCTCGAACAACCTTTGATAATTTCAAGCGACAGTCCTTTGCCATTAACAGTTAGGTGTTTAGTGCCAAGATTAGAACAAACTGGGCGCTGATTTATGAATTTTTCTATCACAACTTCTACAACTTGGAACTACATCAAGCCAATGTTCCGGTTCGTAACCGTGCCAATGATGGTATTGTTCTGCTTGTTTGCCACAATATACACACTTGAATTTATTCGGAGATTTCAATTCGTCTTTTTCAATGGCGTGATTGACAAAATGTCTTGCTTTTATTCGTTCTGGATATTTTTTTCGGGTTCGTTGTCCTATTTGAAAACGAACAATTTTTCCTTTTTTACTTTTTTGGTATTGTCGTTGAGATTTTTTATAATCTTCGGTTTGACGATACAATTTATCACATTGTTTTTGACAGAATTTGCATTGACTTTGCCGTTTGTCTTTATGGTTAGGATTTTTTCGAAACTCCGACAATGGTTTGCTTTGCTTGCATTTAGAGCAGGTTTTGGACATATTGGCATTATAACATAAAAGAAGGTATATATATCAATGGAATTTAGTAGTTTGACTCAAGCTGATATAGATGCTATGAAAGACAGGTCTATCTCTCGTGGTATTTTAAGCAAACAGCCACAAGAGATAGATTTTAGTTATGTCCTTCGGCACGAAGGGAAAGTGCTTGCCATTGGTGGAATAAGATTGATAAATGCCACCACAGCGTGGGGCTGGCTCGACATAAGCAAAGATGCCGAAAACCATATAATTGTGGTTTATCGTTCTATAAAAGAATGGACAGAAATTCTGGTCGAGCAAAAAGGGATAAAAAGATTACAGGCGTATTGTGAATGCGATTTCCCGCAGGCAATTAGAACTCTTGAACATTTAGGTTTTCACCAAGAATGTATTATGCCTCGTTTTGTCGGAGAAAAATCGGCATATTTATATGTTCGCCACTTTGGTTTTGATGGAGATTAAATATGAAATTATATTCGGGCATAATCAAATTAAAACCTAACTGGTATATTCGTTTGCCTTGTCCTATGACAAGGATGGAGATGTCGCATTGGCGATTTGGGCCTCTTGCTTTGCCCTTAATGATAGCAGGTGTAGGATTGCAAGCGATGGGAACTATCGGCGCCGCAAGAGGCGAAGCGGCTGCCGGCGCTGCTGCTGCCGCTCAAGCACAGGCACAGGCTGCACAAGCACAATCAGAACAAGCAATAGCAAATTATAACGCCCAAGTCAAAGAAAATGAAGCGAAGGCGATAGAGCAAAAAACCGCTTATGAGCAGCAGAAACAAGCGGAAGAAACTGAAAGACGAATGAGCACTTTGCAGGCAGGTCTCGGTGAGACCGGTGCGGTAACGACTGCCGGAACTCCACTTTTGATACAGGCAAAACAGGCATCCGAGTTTGAGCTTAGTAATCTTATGTTGGGCTATGAAGGCAGGACTGAAGCGGCGGCGGCAAAGTCGGAAGCAGAATTGCAAAGATATTACGGGAAAATGGGCGGTTGGCAGGCAGGTGTATATCAACAAAGAGCCAAATATGAAAAAGCGGCTGGACGTATGCGGGCAGGAACAACTCTTTTAACTGGTTTTGGACAAACAACTATGATGGGATATGGCGCTGGAAAAGAGTTGGGATATTTCGGAGATGGCGGTGGAGCAGCGGAAGCGGCAACATCTCGCACACCTACTGGATATAAATATGGATGGCCTGTTTTTGGTTAAAATATCACAGGAGAAATAATTGGCTAAACTACCTGGAATAATTTACTCCGAAGCATTGCCTTCCGGCAGGGCAGGCGCTGTTATGGGACGTGCTCCGCAGGTTGACGTAAGAACAGGCGCTCCGCAACTACAAGAGGAATATGCAAGGCGTGGCGCTGGTATTGCAGCTCTCGGCAGAGGTCTTTTTGAGTTGGCGATGACAATCAAAAAGCAGGAGGATGCTGCGGAATTTTCAGAGCTTAAAAGAAGGGTAGATGAGATGGGTTTTGCCGCTTTTAATGCTGTAACAGGCAATGAAACGGCAGATACAAAATTACTGGAAAACCTTAATCAAAACCTTGAGGGTATTCAGTCAACAAGACTTCTTGGTGGAAATGTCAATAATGCTTTGCGCCAGCACATAAACGAAATTATGCCGGACTGGACGAATACTATCCAGCAAAAAGGTCTGGCGATAAGAAGACAAAATGTAAAAGACAAATTCAATCTTGAGGCCGAAAAT